GTCATTATCTAGTTTCTATTATGTAAGTGGAAATATTAGAGACATACTACAGTTTATTAGAACTAGAGTAGATGAACAAATACAACCAGAATCTGATAATGTAATAGCATTAAGAATGTACCAAGAGATTTGTAAAGTATACCCATTCTTAAAAGGCACTATAGCAATAGGTGGAACAGATAAATGGTATTGTGATACTATTAATAGTGGACATGCTAGTAATATATATTATCCGAAAAGTGAAAATTTAAAATACTTAGAAAAAAATAATGTAGATATTAGTAATACACATTTCATTTATAGAAAACAAAGAGAATCATTTACTGGAGGAGATATATATGCTAGTATTAAAAAAGAAATAGAAATGGAGACGAGTAAATGAAAATATATGTAGCTGGAGGATGGTTTACTCCTGAGCAAGAAAAAGCTTTAACTATAGTAGAAGAAGTAGTTAAACAAACTAATAATAATCATTTTATTCCTAGACATATGAATTTAGGTACGGATGGGGTAGATTGGCAAAAGGTATTTGATTCTAATATAGCTCATTTAGATGATTGTGACATAGTAGTTGCTTCAACTGAAGGTAAGGATATGGGAACATTATGGGAATGTGGATATGCTTATGGTAAAGGCAAGGAAATAGTTTATTTTACTAATGGAATACCTAAACCAAATTTAATGCTAGGATTTAGTGGAATTATATGTAGTACATATGAAGAACTACATATGTACCTAGCTAATGGTATATTACCAGAGGAGATAGGTGACTATGAATAAGTTAAATGTTTTGGACATGTATAACCTAGATTATATAGTTAGATATTCTAATGTACCAAGAATTAAGAATGAGACTGTAGCAGCTCATTCTTTCTTTGTAGCTTTAGAAGTATATAAACTATACGAAGAGTATGAGTTTGATTTAAGTAAAGCAATTAATATTGCTTTAACTCACGACTTTCCAGAAGCATACATAGATGATGTTAACCATAAGATTAAAAAAGAATTTAAAGAAGTTAAACTTGCTTTAGAAAAAGCTGAAAAGAACATAATTAAAGATAAGTTTCCTATATTCATACAAAACTTTATTAATGAGTATAACAAGTGCGATACTACTGAGGCACTTATAGTTCATTTAGCTGATGTTCTTCAATGTAAAACATATAGTTCTAATGAGATACATTTAGGTAACTCAGGATATATGAAGCAAGTTTTTGATGAGTCTATACAAAGAGAAATATACTTAAAGAGTAAATTATTAAGTATTAAAAGACCTTAAAAATTATCTCTTTAAAATTGATTTTATATTTTAGATATATTAATTATATCTAAAATATATTTATATTGAATTATTTAATTATATGATTTTATATAAATATTTCAATATAGATATATTTTAAAATTTATCTATAAATTAATGAAATTTAATTAAATTTTAATAATTGAAATGATATAATTATTCAATTAAATTAAAGAATATAAGGAATTAGGATGTTTGTTAAAGAGTATATAATTAAACTTCGTGAAGAAGGTTTAATAGGTAAACAAATTGCTGAGAAACTAAATGTATCAGTGTCTATGGTTACTCAATATGAGAAAGAGAATTATAACCCTTCATTAGAAACAGCTAAAAAGGTGTATAAAGAGACGGGAATTGCATTACACCCATTTGGTAAAGAAAATTTAAATATAGAGGTAAATAAATGAAAGATTTAATGGTGGACTTAGAAACCCTTAGTACTAATAGTAATGCATTAATACTTAGTATTAGTGCTGTACAATTTGATTTTGAAACTGGTGAAGTAGGTAAAGAATTTAATATTAGACCTAGTATACAGCAACAAATAGTTAAAGGTGCCCATATAGATGGTGGCACATTAGAATGGTGGCTTATGGATAACTTAGAAGCTTTTGGAGAACTGAGAACTATTATCTGTAAGCCAGTAGAAGATATTATTACTGAACTTAATGAATTTATTAAAGATAATAATATTGAAAATATTTGGGGTAATGGTTGCACATTTGATAATGTTATACTAAGAAATATGTATCTAAGACATTCTAAGGTATTCCCTTTACCTTTCTGGGCTGATAGAGATGTTAGAACTGTTAGAGATATTTATGGTGTAGATATTAGAGAAGTAGAGTTTAAAGGTACTAAGCATAAAGGGGTAGATGATTGTAAATTTCAAATAGATTACATCACTAATAAAGATTATAGAAAAGGTAGAGGAAATGGATACTAAAATGGAAAATAGCTACATAGCTAAAGCAATAAGAACAGAAAGTATTGAAGGTGCAAAAGATAGATTAGGTGAGTGTATATCGGACTTTTCAAAATTAAAAGAAGTACTTAATACTATAACAACTGAAATTGATGCATTAAAAAAGTTTATTTATTATGGTAAATCAAGTATTTATGTAGCTAATGATAGATTAAACTTAAAATTAGATGTATCTGATGAACAACTTAGATTACTTCACGCTGGTTTAGGTATGTTAACTGAAGCTGAAGAGTTTTTAAGTCCAATAGTTAGCTCTATACTTAACAATAGAGACTTAGATTTAGTTAACCTTAAAGAAGAGTTAGGTGATTCTATGTGGTATATTGCAATTGCTTGTGATGTTTTAGGTACAACATTTGAAATTGAGCAAGAAAGAAATATTACTAAGTTGCAACAAAGATACCCAGAGAAGTTTGATAGAGATAAATCTATTAATAGAGATTTAGTGGCTGAAAGAGATATATTAGAGCAATTAGACAAAGCAGGAGAAAGCAATGAGATTTATAAAACAATGTAAAGGTAGAGATTTAGGGGATATCCCTAAATCTAAGCTATTAAATGATGGGTGGTTCTTAAGTACTAAGTATGATGGTAATTATGTTCAGATACAAAAATTTGGTGATAAAGTTATGTTCTTTACATCAGGAGAAAAAGAGTTTTATATTCCTGAAATAGCTGAAGAGTTAATAGCTTTAAATCCTGATACTAGTTTTACACTAGAATGTGAATATATAGGTAAATCAGAAGGTAAATTAGGAGATAGAACTAAGGTAGGTAAATTAACTACTTATAGAACAAATTATGAAAAATGTCAACAAACTAAGTTCGATACTAGGGAAAGGTTTAAAGTTTTTGATATTATTATTCCTAGAACTCAATTCAGTTTTAGGGAACCTTTTATTCAATCTATTAACCTTGGTACTTACTTAGAACAAGTATATTTAAAAGGTCCTTATACATTAGAGAAATGTAAAGCTGTTGCTAAAAAGTTAAGGAGTGAAGGATGGGAAGGAGCTTATATTAAGCACAAAACTCATCTTCAAGAAGAGGGTAAAAGGGTTAATACTGCTGCTAAATTAAAAGAAAGACCTACTGCTGATTTATTATGTATAGACATTATAGGTGGTACAGGTAAGTATCATGGTCAGATAGGTTCTTTAGTATTACAAGATTATAAAGGAAGAACTGTATCAGTAGGTAGTGGCCTATCGGATTTTGATAGATGTAAGTCTTATGATACCTTTATAGGTAAGATTATAGAGTTTGAATATGAACAACTATTAGATACTTACATTCAACCAGTATATGTAGGTATTAGAGAAGATAAGAGTATGAACTAATGATGTTGGTAGGCAGTGACCTTTAAATGTAAAGCCAACCCCTTTCAGAAAAATTATTATATGCATTAGTAACTAGGTGAGCGTTAGCAGCTTAGCAGAAAGTACATATAATAGAACACTCTTATTTGTGTTATTAATTGTTATTATTTTAGTTTGTTAGGGTACCCGTGAAGTACCCTAACTATATAAATTAGGTTTATAATATAAATTTAATTTATATAGTTGGTAGGCAGTGACCTTTAAATATATAGCCAACATTGTATTTATTAAATAATAAATTATGTGATATTAGTAATTAGGTGAGCTTCTGGGTTGAGGCAATTTAACAGAACATATCACATAATAGACGTAGGTGCCGAAAGGTTAATATTATATAGTTTATTAAAAATGTTTAAAATTTAATTGCCTAGGTAATTTTATTACCTAGGTATTTAGTAATATATTTTTTTAGTATTAGAATTAATATTAAACAAACATATTAAGGAATTAAAATGAAAGTTAAATTACTGCATTATACACCACTAGAAGTGGCAGATATTGCTATATGTAAATGCTATGCAAATACTCCACATAGTGAAGAAGAGAAAAGGTTAAAAAGAATTAGGACTGTAGCTAATCAAAATAAGCATGCTTCTGTTATAGAACATTTAGTTTATAGCTTTGATATAGATGGAGTATCAAGAGCATTACTACAGGAAGATGCTAGGCATAGAATTGGTTCAATGACAGTAAAAAGTACACGATATACTTTACAAGAGTTAAAGAATGAAAAACCCTTTAAAGAAGATAATAACGGTTGTATATTATCTACATACAAAGATAGAATACAAGAATCTTATGATAGAGCAAGTAAATATCTAGTTTATACTGGAGAAAATATAGTTGATTGGTTTGCAATAGATGCATTAGAAAATCTTAGAAGGTTAATTGCTTGTGAGGATGTACCTAACGATAAAGCTAAATACTGTTTACCTGAAGCATATAAGACTTCTTATGTAAGAACATTCAATGCCAGGTCACTACAAAACTTCTTAAGTTTAAGAACAGATAGAAAAGCTTTATGGGAAATACAATTATTAGCTAAAGCAATGTTTGATGTACTACCAGAATCTCATAAACCATTATTTGAAGAGTTTATAAATGCTAAAAATTAAATGTAAAGAATGTAAAAGGATTTTACCTTATAGGGATAAGAACAAAGTAAAACAATTCACAGAAAATTCAATATGTAAGGAGTGTAAAGGTGAAGGAAAGTGCAGTACAGTCGAAGATATTAAGAGAGTTAAAAAAGAACAGTTATGTAGTGAAGGTACAATCAGCAAGTAAAGCGGGTGTGCCAGATATATTAGCTTGTTATCCTACTATAATCACACCAGATATGGTAGGTAAGAGTATAGGGTTATTTATAGGTATAGAAGTTAAAACTCCTGATACTAAAAATAATGTATCAGAGCTACAAAAAATTAATTTAGAAGCTATAAATAATGCTAGTGGACTATCTGCTGTTATATGGTCTTTGGAAGGATTACAAAAATTTTTAGAGGATAACGTAAATGAAACCTTATGAACATCAAGTAGAAATAGCTGAAAAAGCCTATAAGGTTCTAAAGGAGAATCTGGTAGTATATCTAGCTATGGAAGAAAGAACAGGTAAAACTTTAACCTCTATACTAGTGTGTGAGAAGTCTAAGGCATCTAATATACTTATTATTACTAAGAAAAAAGCTTTAGATGGGTGGGAAGATACTATTAACAAGTTTAAACCCACTAAAAACTATACATATATTAATTATGAATCTTTACACAAATTAGTATTAACTAATTATGATTTAATAATAATTGATGAAGCACATTCTAATTTATCTGCATATCCTAAAGTAGGTACTATATGGAAGAAAGTATACACACTAACTAGAAAAAAGCCTATTATATACTTATCAGCTACTCCAAGTGCTCAAACTTATGCACAACTTTATCATCAGTTAAAATTAAGTAGTTGGACTCCTTGGGTTAAGTATAAAAACTTTTATGATTGGCATAAAGTATATGGAATACCTAAAATAGTTTATGGTGCAGGCGGAAGACAAATAATCCAGTATAACGAAGTTAAAACTGATTTAGTTTGGAAAGATGTAGAACATTTATTTATTAGTTATACAAGAAAAGAGTTAGGATTTAAGCATGAGCCTAATGATGTAATACATTATGTGGAATTAGATAGTTATACTAAGAGATTATATAATGAACTAAATAAGGATAGTGTTATTAGAGAACTAGAATATATGGCTGATACTCCTATGAAATTATTAGTAGGGTTATTTCAACTAGAGGGGGGTACATTAAAAATTGATGAAGATAACTCAGTTGACTTATTAGCCGCTAGTAAGATTAATTATATCAAAAAGACTTGGGGAGATACTAAAGACTTAGTTATATTCTATCACTTTAAATATGAAGAACTAAAGCTTAAAAAACATTTTAGGAATGCTAAAATTTTACAAGCTACTTCTTTTGCAGAAGGTGTAGATTTATCAATGTATAAAACATTAGTTATCTACTCTATGGATTTCTCAACAGCTAGATATTCACAAAGAAGAGCTAGACAAGCTAATATGAAAAGAGAAGAAGAGATTAATGTACATTATCTATTAGTTAAAGGTGGAATAAGTGAACAAGTATATCGAACTGTTGCAGTCAATAAAACTAATTTTATAGATAAATATTTTGATAAATCTTTATTATAGAATCATATATCTTAATCAGGATTAATAAATATTTAAAACCTATATAATTATTATATCTCTTTAAAATAATCATTTTAAAGAGATATTTTTTTAAGGTTTAATTATTTAATTTATTCCATCTAGTTTTTAAATACTCTGGTACATTATGATTTTTTCTTATGTACTTATCTATTTTTGATATATCTTTCTTTTTAGATAGATTATATAAAGCACCTCTATATCCTCTACCTCCTTTAACTATATCACCTCTATATAATAAAGACATAACTTTAATCCTATCATTATCATTAAAATCATTTAAAGGTATACCAATTGCCATACCATCTCTATAACTACCTAACCAAGCATTATCAGATAACGCATTAGCTTGTTCTTCTGTTATAGTAAATTTTTCACCTTTCTTAAGCATAATAGCTTTCTCTTTATGGTTTTCTATTTTAGCAGCTTCAAAGTCTTTAGCAATTTTACTAATAGATTTTTCTTTACTATCGTAACCATACCCTATTGTATAACCACTACTTTTTGTAGGCTTATGAACTTCTAGTGCTTGTTTTACATTATCTACTTCAACCCTTTTAACTACATCAGGTATTTTATTTACACTATCTATTGGATAAGCATTAGTATTTAAACTAATTTTATTTCCAGGCTGTACTTTAATTCCTTGTAAAGATAGTTCAACTTCTTCTTTACTAACATTATTTTTATAAGCTATAGATTCTACTCCATCACCATCCTTTATTGTATAATCTATTGGAGCAGCATCTGACTTAGAAGCATAACCGACTGTACCTAATGTTGCTAAAGATAGTGTAATTTTACCATTATTATCTATATTACTTCCATCTGCTTTTAAAGCCAGTTTATGTGCCTCATCAGGACTTAAGCCTTCCTCTCTGAGTCTGATATATTCCAATAATCTAGCTAACCTAGTTTTTCCTTTATCTTTCTTATCTTTAGGAGCTTCATTTATTTCCTTACTAATCTCTTTAGCCTTAGGATTCTCTTTTAAAATCCTTTTATAATCAAAGAAATTCTTAACAGGGGTAACTACTTTTTCTGGTAACTTTAAATCATCTGGTATAGACTCTGCTTTAATTAAGTCTTTTACACTTCCCCATTTATTACCTCTGCTATCCCATATTTCTCCATTAGTATCTATAGTATGAGCAGGCATAGTTTCAACATCTATAACATCTTTAGGTTGTTCTACTCCCCTAGGTACTGCATCATCTGGCTCTATAGTAGTATCTACTAATTCTCTTTCTTTAGGGATAAATTGCTTTTCATTAGTAGTACTAGATACACTCTGACCACTAGAGGGTTTACCTACTACATCATTAGCTTTAGCTGCTTTAACTGCTTCTTCATTAACCCCAGGTGCTACACTACCTCTTCGAGTTGCAGTCATAGGTACCTGATTATTAGGTAGAAGAGGTGCACTTGGCTGAACAGACCTTAAATACTCTGCCTGAGATTTACTTTTTTCAGCAATAGAGTTTAACTCCTCAGCTAAAAACCTATTAATATTATTAAATACCATTTTATATGTTTCTAATGACTTTTTAACTTCTGGTTTTAGTGTATTAGGTACTAGGCCATCTTTCAAATATTTAGGTAGATGATTAATAACATATACTCTCCTAGAAGAGTCTGTAGGTAAATATTGTGTTATTTTATATGCCATTCTACCTATTACTGAAGCTTTTAACTGATTAATGAAATCAGACTTAGAACCTCCAGAATCCATTCTCTCAAACATCCATGCCTCAGTAGATTTTATATTAGCAAATGCTTTATTAAAATCACTAATAACTTGATTCATTAGTTTACCATCAGTAGATTTAAATGTAACATCTTCTAAATCACCTAGTAGTTTACCTAAATTGATTACATCTAAATCATCTATGTTTTTATTCATCAACCTATCCAATACAAACTCTTCAACATTACCTGCAGCTTTAGAGTTAGGACCTAAAACTCTGATTAAATTATTATAACTACTAACTTCTTCAGTAGACTTCATAGCATCATAAATTTTTTTATAATCATCTTTTTTTACATCTACATTCTGTAATACTTTAACTAGCTTTTTATTATTAGCATTACTAATCTCTGTGTATAAACTATTTAAAAGCTTTCTTGATTCTACAATATTATCTAACTTATTCTCTTTTAAAGTAGTAATTAGCAAATCTTGCATTTTAGTTTTAAGAAGACCTTTGGCTTCATTAAGACTAGCATCTGTCCCTAGTTTATCTACTTTATTAATATTAGCTCTTATAACTTTCTCTACTTCAAACAAATCCCCTACAGAGCCAGAATCATTTAACAACTTATCTACTCTTTGACTAAATTCAGTAGCACTAGATTCATCTAATTTATTTAAAGCACTTTTAGTAAAAGCCTGAACTGCAGTTTTCATAGGGTCATCTATAACTACCTTAACATTAGACTCGTCTAAAGTTTTAGTAATATTATTATAACCTTCTTTAATTCCTTTTTTAATTTCCTTACCTACTGCAATAGATTGCTCATAAGGCATATCCTCTAAATTATTTAATAAAGATTGAGTTACTCTTCTATAATATGAATTTAGCATCTGGGCATTTGCTGGATTAGTAGCAACAGACTCAAATAAAATAGATGCAGCTTCTGGTGAACCATGTGCAATGGCATTAACTTTATCCGTAACTGTAAAGTCATCAACTTCTTTACCTACTACTTTACTATAGTTAGTATAATGTGTTTGTGCTGTTTTATCGTCCATACCCACAGTCTTTAGCATTTTTCTTAAAGTAGGGTCTTTGCCTGCATATCTTTCTACAAGTGAGTGAATTACTTTACCACCAACGAAAGTAACACCAGCTCCGATAGCTGCGTCCTCTAATTTTTCTCCTGGCTTCCCTAGTGCTCCTTGTACCGATCCTTCTAATGCAACAATAGTTTTTAGTTGATTACCCATAGCAAAACCTAAAGCAATCTCTCCAAGAGTACTAGAGTCTACTACTCCTCCACCTAATGATTTAATAATTTCCTTATCATTATTTTCTCTTTCTACATCTAACCGAGACTTTAAATCCCTATAGTAAGTAATAGGCTTACCGGAAATAGCTTGAGATACTAAGGAAAGAGGAGATTCTAATATTTCACCAACTCCAGCACCTACAGCTGATATAGTAAGTCCTACAGATTCTACTGCTGGTTTAATTGGTTGATAGATTGCCTCTACTGCATCTGCACCAGAACTAACTAAATCATCAAACCAGCTAGAGTTTTTACCTATATAACTAGGAGAGTTATAATCAACTATACTAGGTGTATTGTTGGAATCGGTTGTGTAAGGTACATTCATATAATCTTCCTGTACTTGTATTTCTGACTCCTTAGGAGTTTCTTGTATCTCCCAAGGTGCTTTACCTACTTCATAAACTAGTGGTTTAGACTCACTAGTTGATTCACTCTTTTCAGTCTCCTTAGGAGTTTCTTGTATCTCCCAAGGTGCTTTACCTACTTCATAAACTTCCATTATGCTCTCCCACTCATTTGATTAATTGCTTGTGATTGGCTCATTTGTCCACTAACATTTCCTTGATTCATTTCTTGTGACATAGCGGGATTACCTCCTAGTTTTTTAGCAGCACCTTCTAAGATTCTACTTAACTCTAAACTATATTTAGTTTTAGTATTTTTAATTGCTAAACTACCTGCAGTAAAGTATCCTACTGGGTCTACTTGACTTAATATATTACCTAATGGTCCATTAATAAATTGTTCTAATACTACTTGAGATTTCTCATCTTCATCATTGTATGCAACTGAAGCTACCTCTATGTCTGCCCTAGTGAATGCTATTTCCGATTCTTTAGTTGGGATAGGTGCCATAATATAATTACCATCTTTATCTACTAATGGCTCATTACTAGCTGGGTCTACAACTTCCTCAAATACATACCTAGTGAGAGGTAGCCCAGTCTGTGGATTTATTTGTACATTCCCATAGTTATCAGTAATAGGTAACGTAAGTGGTTTGTTAATCTCTAGCCATTTATGTCCCTCATACTCATCTGCTACTCTAAGTACATCGTGTGCTATATAGTATTGTTTTATAAGATTTACTATATCCCACCCTAACAATCTATAAAATTGCTCTACCTTACTAGTTACATACCTTAAACCAATCATAGAAGCATTTTGTTGTAATTTAACTTTAGCTCCAGAATCAGATGCATATGCCATACCTAAAAATGCATCATTTATAGATAACAACCTTTGCACCCTATCTAATGCTTTATCTATAATAGTATATTGGTCTAAAACCTCCCTAGTAAGGTTTTCAACTTTAATGCCTGTTAAAGACTTAACTGATATAATAGAATTAACTCTATAAAACTGTCTTTCAAATTCCTCTAAATCTTCTACTGCTCCATCTTGTACAAAAGCTTTTTGCGTATTAACCATTAATTGTATTTTTACTAGTGCCTGATTAATAGAATCTTGAATAGCAAGAACTTCTCTAAATAAGCCATAAAACTCTGTCCTATTACTAGTGTGTAATTTATGTAATCTATATGGAGATTTAACTTCTTTGTAAGTAACTTCTTTTTTATCTAATATTATATCACCAGACCAAAAAATAGACCAAGTCTTACCTTCATCATCAGCTATGATTGTGTGTACAACTAAATAATTATCAAATACTTTATATCGTCCTCTAAATTCAGTATTATATGTATAAGTAAAATCAGCTTCATTTATATTTAAGTGATTATAGTATGAATCTAACTCTTTAATCTTTTTCTTACCAAATGCTTTAATTACTTGGTCTTCACTCATCCATTTAAATCTATGTATAAACCTAGCATCAGAGTAGTCTTCAAGTCTACTTAAAGGGTCTGGTACTATTTCTAGACTAGATACATGGCTCAAAGTAATCCTATATTTAGGTCTACCAAACTCATCAACTCCACCAGTTTCTTGGACATCTTGGTAACTACACATTAATCCAGTAAGTAGACAATCGAATTTAATCTTATCTCCCTCTGCATTAAAGTTATTATCCCTAAAGGTATAATCTACTAAATCAGATAGAATACTAGCAGTATATATATCATCTTGTTGTTTAGGAGTTATTTTAACGCTATTTACAACTGTAGAGTAATAACCTATTAACATCCTAGAGAACATTTTAATTATGTTAAATGTTTCTGGTGGTTGGCCACGAGTAGCTAATATATTTAACTGCTTATCTGTATATTGCCGGTTATGGAAATAATCCATAACCTTTAATGCTTCATTTCGGGAATCTTCAAAAGCATCATATCCTATCTTAAAAGTATCTTTTAGTGTTTCTATATCGACTTTCATTATTTTCCTACCTGTTCAACCCATTGGTTATTAATAAGTTTAAATACTTTACCATTCCATTCCTTAGTTGTACTAGGGTCTTCTACTGTTTTAGTCTCTTTTTCTTTTATTTTTAAATCTAAAAATGTTTTAGGATATGAAGGTGCTATACTATCTAACATACCTGTATAACTATCATTAACACTTTCTCTAAATCCAGTAATAGAAGATTGGAAAGCAGATTTACTAGCCATCCACCCAGATGTCATATTAGACACATAAGCAGTTCTTTCTTGTTCAGATACAGCAGCACCAGACATTGCTTTTATATAATCCGCAACTACAGGGAATATATAAGCTTCCATATAAATTCTTTCCTGTGATGGAAAGTCTTTAGTTATATCTTTTAACTCACTAAGAGTTTTACTACCATTAACTGTATTATTAGTTTTATCATTAGATAAAGAATTAGTAAAGTCTCCCATAATTCTCTCTATCTCTGATGATGCCTTAGTACTAATATTCCAATCTTTCATTTTACCAAGTTTTTTTATAACTCTATCAGAACCTAATATAACATTTCGCTTTCCTCTAAGCTCACTTTTATAGTTAGTATCTAATTGTTGTTTTTGGTTATCTTCATATGCTTTAGCCATAGCATATACAGATAGTTTTTTACCCCCTATATCAATAGTATCTGTCTTATCAGAAGTTTTTATAGTATTAACAAACTTATCTATATCTGAATTAATAAGACTTTCTACATTGTAGCCCTCTAGTTCCATTTGCTTCTTAATGTCTTGACCTTTAGCTGATTCTTTAATTACCTCATACTTCCCTTTAACTTCTTCTTGCATTACATCATATTTACCTTTAATAGCTTGTTGTTGTATATCATAAGCACCTTGAAGCTTAATTTGTTCCATCTTAGGTAAATTAGTGTAATCTTGATAAGTTTTACCTGGGTTATTTTGTAACCAAGTTAATGCATCTTCTGATGATTTTACTTCTAGATTAGCTTTAGCTTCATTAGCTCTCATAGTTATCTCTTGTAATTTTCTCTCCCCTAATTGAGGTAAAAATCCACTAGTAGCGTATACCTTCATCATATCCATAGGTACCTGTCTACCATCATTCATAGTAGCTAATACA